TCTTTGCAAACGAAGTTGTCTTTCTGCATCTGTTTCTGTATTTGTAGGTTTAGTAGTTTCTTCATCATCTGCTGATCTTGATATTAAAGTAGCAGCAGCAGCAGGATAACTTACTGCTGCTAATGATTTTTTAGCATCAAATAATTGTTCAGGTATTTTTTTTCCAGTAGCAGTATCAATAGTGTCATAGCCTTTATCGGTTTTAACTTTTCTTTGTCCTGTTTTTAAACTTGCTAATGCAGGGTTTGCACTTGTAAATAAACCTTTAGTTTTTTGTAAAATATTAGGTGCATATCTTCTTAAAGCACCAAGACCAAGACGACCAGCAACATTCAATCCTGCGCCTACAGGTATTAAAAATGAGGCATCTCCTAATGCTCTGCCATATCTTATATTTCCTTCTTCATCAATATATCTATCTTCTAAAAAAGAAGCTTCATCATCTACTGGATAAGGATTAGTAGATGAACCTAATACGTTTTCATATGGGTCTGCAAAGCTTTGTTCTAATGCACCACCATTAGCATAAGCAGTTAAACCACCACTAGCAAAACCTAATTGTCTTTGTTGCATTTCATTGCGAGACTGTTTCATTGCAGACTCTAAGCTTTTTAATTTTGATTCAGGTATTACTCTATCAGAACCACTAAAAGCACCTTCTCCAGATAAAGCATTTAACAATAACATAGCAGGTGTGTATTCACGCAAACCTCCAATTAATCCTTTATTATCCAATTTGTTATATGTTTCATTAGGTATTACATATTTTCTAGGTGATAATGAAGTAGAAAATATTGTTTTTCCTTCTTTTTCTTTTTTATTTCTAGCTGCATATCTAGATTCTTTTTCTTTTATACGTTTAAGCTCAGAACCAACTTCTTCCATATATTCGGTTAAACCACCGCCAGCCATCATCATAGGTTGTTGCATAGGAGCAGAGGCAGGTATACCCATAGACTCTGAAGAGAAAGCATCAGTTGGAGCTGATTCAGACGGCATACCTGCTTGCAAACTTTGAGGTTGCATAAACTCACCAACAACTTCTTCCGCTACTGTAGTAGTAGGTCTAGGTTTAGCTGCTGCATAAGCTTTTTCGTTAGCAGTTCTTCTTTGTATTTCTGACAATACCAAGTATTGAGGATACCTACTGCTAGGGTCTTGTGACATTTGTGCCAATTGTTCTTTAGGCACATATTCTAATTCTGTTGCTAAATCTACTAAATTCATTAACTCATTCCTCTATATAAACCTAGACCTGATAAACCTGCACCTACGGCTGTTTGGAATAATCCAGGTTGTTGTTGAAACGTACTTATTCTTTGTTGTGGTTGTACTGGTACACCTCTTAACAAGTTACTAAATAACCCAAGTTGATTTTGTGCAAAATCTCTTTGTCTTTGGAAATCTTCATAACCAACATCAAAACTAGCTTGTTGCAATGCTCTTTGTTGTTCACCTATACCTTGTAATGCTGCTATTCTAGATATTGCATCTCTATTAATAGATTCACCTGCACCCATTAATCCTTGTGCAGCAGCTAAGTTATAACGATTAGATAAATCATATGCACTTTGACCAAACTTCTCTTGAGCTTGCCTTGCAGCTTCTTCTTGTTGCTGTGCAGATAATCCAAGTTTTGCTGCTTGTTGTCTAGCAGATTCACCTGCTTGATAAGCTTGTATTGATTGAGCACCTTGTTGTTGTAAAGCTTGCTGACTTAATTGGAATCCAGACTGTGCAAACTTTTCTTGTGCTTGTCTTGATGCTTCAGTTTGTTGTTCTGCTGTTAAGCCTAATGAAGCAGCTTGTTGTTTGGCTTGCTCACCAGCTTGGAATGCAGCTTGCATTAATTTTTCTTGTGTCTGTTGTGCTGATTCACCAGCTTGGAATTGTTGTAAACCAAATTGTGCTGCACCTAAACCAGCAGCTCTTTCTGCTGCTAATTGTTGTTGTGCTGATTGGAATGCTGCTTGACTACCTCTAGTTTGTATATCTCCTAGTTGTTGTCCTAAATTACGTTCACGTTCAGCTTGCTGTATAGCTTCTCTATATCCACCTAAACCACCTTGAGCTGTAGCTGCATCACCAATACCTTTTCCCATTATGTCAGATTGTCTTCTTGCTTCTCTTTTTTCTACATCAATAACATTCTGTTGATAAGGTGACATAAACCTTTGTAGGTTTTGTTCATATCCTATAGGTGTGTAAGAATCTCCTACAATGCCTGCCATATACTGTGAACTTCTTGCATCAGGTCTATAACCTGATCCTATTTGTCTACCTCTATAATCTGAACCTATAGTTCCTGCTTGATAAATTGGACCTACATCTCCTGCTGCATATCCTGAATCAAATGTTCCTGCTGTATATTGAGAAGTTAATGGTGTAGTTTGTCCATATCTTGCTGCTGCATCTGTAAATTGTTGTGGTGTACCAGCAGTTGCAAAACCCCTAGTCATTGCTTGACTAGTTAATTCATCAGGTGAAAAGTAAGCTAGCCTTTGACCGCCATATGGAGTATATCCTTGTAATGATTCAGCCTCACCACGTTGCAGTAGTCGTTTAAAATACGGCTCAACGTATTCAGGTAAGTCTGTGCTATATACAGTTTGTTCTGTTGGTGCAGATGATCCGCTTTTACCGCCCATTATTTTTTCTCCTCAAATTCATATTCATAAACTGATGAAGGTCGTTTCCAACCTTTTTTATTTTTAACCCAATGCCATTGCCCATGTCTACCTACACCTTCTATACCATCACAGTCATTTTCTTTTGCAAATTTGATCATAGTATCTATACCTTGCTCTACCCAATCTTGCATATTTTTTCCACCTGTGTGATCTAAATTTAACATTTTTTTTCCAGTAGGATAAATATTAAAAAAAGTAACTTGTGCTCCAGTAATTTCTAAATTTCCTGTATCAAAAACTATCCATAAATTTGTTTTTTTACTTAATATTCTATAAAAAATATCTTCAATATTTTCTCTACCACCTGATCTTTTTGCTGATCGTTTTAAATATTTTTCAATTTTATCCCAAACTAAAGATAAATTTTCAGAGGGAACTAAAGATAATTCGTAGACTCCAGATGCTTCTTGTTTTATTGCTGGCTCATTCATGCAGGTAATAGTCCTCCAGCATTAGCTAATTTAGGTGCTTGTTTTGTAGTACCAGTTTTTTCTTTACGAACTCTATCCATCATGTCATAAAGTTCTTTAGAACCAGCATCTGAACTGCCATCTCCTAACATTGATACTACATCAGCAGGAACAATAAACTCATCTTGAGATACTGCTATACGTTCCTTACCACCTATCATGCCCCTAAGATCATCATCCATTCCACCCTCTCCATCACCTCTGATTAAACCTTCTGTTTGAGCATTAGGAACTATAGACTGTAATACTGCTTCTCTTAATTGCATAAAAGTATCACTTCCATATTTTGTTATAAAGTCATTAAGTGCTTGCTCATTATCTGTTTCACCAAGAATAAACATAGTAACTTCTTGAGTAAGTGGATCATTTTGTATATCTGTCATACCACCTTCTCGCATATAACCCATTTCATTTCTTACATCTTTAGGTAAATTAGGTAAACCTTTATTATCTTCAGGAATCGGTTTTAATGTATCACCACCTTCAGCTCTTCCTCTTATTGTATCTCTAAAAGAAGGTCTGCCTATTCTTTGAGTTTCTAGTGATTCTAAGTTATTAATAGGAGGGGGTATCATTCCTAAATTCGTAGGCATCATTTCTTGCATTACAGGAATATTTAAACTTGGAGCAGTTATATTTTCTAATGTTGGAACAACAGGTGCAATAGGTGCAATAGATTCAATAGATGCAACAGATGTATTAAAATCTGGTAATGTAAACTGCTCTATTGTTGGCATAACAGGAGCAATTGTTGGTGCAAATGGAGCAATTGTTGGTGTATTTATTACAGGAATATTTGGTAATTCTTGTAATTTTTCTAAAGAAACAACTGGAGGCATTTCTAAAACAGGATTTGTATTAGCTTGCATAATTGGTGGTGCAGTTATACCTAAATCTTCTCCTGTCATAGGCATAAATCTTTCTGGTCTATTATAATCTCCTAATCCATCTATTATTGATTGAATGTCTATATTGCCTATATTAGGAATATCAATACGACCTATATCTGGTACGCCTATACCAAAATCTGGGGGAGTTATAGGCATTATAGGTAAAGTTTCTGGTGGAGTAGGCATGGGTGCTTCAGTAAATTCTAAACCTTTAGGTGCAGAACCTGTATAAGCTGTGTATGGGTCTATAGATGTTTGTGGTGCTATAGATGCTTGTCTGCCTCCATAACCGCCTTTAGAGCCTTGATATGTATCTATCCCTATAGGAGGTGCTCCTGCTTGTAAACCAGACGCAGGGGCTGATATTGTAGCTGGATTAAAATACATAGTTTCAGGTGCAAATCCTGCCATAAAATCAGGGTTTACATCATATGCTTGTTTGGCAGGTGCAAATATCTGTGGCAAATTACCACCTGTTATATTGTCTGGTATTTCACCAAATCTACCACCTTCATAATAACCAGTTCTTCCACCTTCTGCTGAATAAAGAATAGGCTCTGGATTATCTAAAAGATTTTGTTCTCTTCGTCTTCTGTATGCTTCTTCACTTTCTCCTATTTGTCTTTCAAAAGCTTCTTGTGATTCTATAATTCCACGCATACCTGCTGCTGTTCCAGCTAACATTCCGCTAGGAGAACCTGCTGCACTAGCTAATGCAGAAGCACCTCTATCAAAATTGAATGCTCCATCAGGTCCAGACATGAACGCATCTCCTAGTGCATCAAATGTTCCCGTTGCAGCTCTAGGTGCATTCAAAGCAGCTTGTTGTGCTGTTGTTGATGCTATTTCTGGTGACATACCAGCAGCTATATTAGCCTGAGTAGCTGCTGCTGTTTCTGCACCTTGTGCTGCTGTATTTGCAGCATTAGTACCAAATCCTGCTGTAAGTCCTGATAGTAATGCTTTACTACCTGAACCACCTGTTTGTGCATAAGTAGCTAAACCTGCACCTATTCCTGCTGCAAGTGCTTTACTTCCTAATGTTGTTGCTAAAAAAGATGTACCTAAAGCACTACCTATCAAAGGAGCAAGAAAAGGTAAAAATGCTTCTGGTTGTCCAGTCTGCGGATTAACTGTTATAGGCATAGCTGACGCTAATCCTTTTACCTCTGCTGGATTAACGTGCAAAAGCATAGAGTCACCATAACGACCTTGAGCTGCTACATTTTTAGTTTGTTGTTTAATATCCATAGTTTTACCGCCTTTTTTAAATTGACTTCCATAATTAGGATTTACTGCTGTTGATAAAATTTCTTTAAGTCTTGGGTCATATTGATAACCTTGTAATTCTGGAGCAGGTCCATAAACATCTTTTTGTCGTAAAAATTTTTCTGTCTCTGGATTAAAAAACAATCCTTCAGGACCTCTTAAATAACCTGATTCTTTATCAGGATAAAAATTTTCTAATCTATCTCTTGTAGTTGTTTCATCAGGAAAATATTCACTTGTAATTGTTTTTGTTCGATATCTTTCTTGGTTATTAGCAGGAATATATTCTTTACCTATTGTTCCACCTGCAAAATCAGGTATTTCAGGATTAAATCCATATCTAGACTGCATATTTAATTCTTTAGTAATAAAGTCACTAAAAGGTTTTGATCTATCTCTTTCAGATACATCTAATTTAGGAGCTTTATTATCAAATACAGTATCTGTAACTTTAAATTTTAAAACATCATTAACAAGTTTTTTTCTTGCATTAGCTCTATAACTTTGATATTCATCATTAGAAAGTTTTTGTTTCTGTATAACCAAATCTTCAGACATTTTTTCAACTCTATCCGCTATTTTTGGATCACTCATATTAAATTTAAAACCAGAACGAGGGTCTGGATCGCCAAATGCTCCAACTTCAATAATTAATTTTTTATCATCATTTGTTAAATTAAAATCTGTTTTATCTTCAAGTAATTTATTAATAAAACCAGCACCTGTTAATTGATATGATTTAATTAAAGGATTATCTTCTTTAAACATATCAATTGTTTCTTTAAATGCTTTACCAGTAAAAATATCTTCTATTTGTGTAGGCTCAACTTTAGTTGCAACATAAGTCAAAAATTCATTAAATTGTTCTGGATTAATATTTTGTTTTTTTTCCGCCATTATCTTTCCTCTTTAGTTTCGCAACCGAACACATTAAAACTCATATCAACTGCACTTGTATAAACCTTTAATACATCTGTTTGATTTAAGGTTATACCTATAACTATAGCTAATGAATCATTAGCTGCAACTGATTTGTCATAGTATAAAAATTGTTTATCATCTGCACCTGCACCAGCAACATGAACACTTAATCTAAATGTTATTGCTGATCCTGTTCTATTAGCTGCCACAATTGAACTAATTGTAGTCTGTGTCATATCTGGCACAGTATATAAAACTGTTGTGGTAGTAGCTGCTGGGTCTAGCTGACCTAATACTTTTAAATCATCAGCCATGTTTTAATCCCATTAATAAAAATTGATGTCTCTTAGAAGCTTTACTTGTAACTGTAGACTGCATTCTTTGTATGTTTGTTATTTTTACATTTATATCTTCTATAGCCTGTTCTATAGTTCTTCTAGTTAAAGCTTCATCATTAGAATCATATTCTATGCTTGCTAATGGTAATGCTATCGTTTTGATATCAGCCATTATCTTTTACCATCAGGTCTAATCTCTAATCTTAAATCACCCAATCTCCAGCCGTAATCACTAGACGAATTTGATATACGCAAAGCTGCTTGTCTACTTCTTGCTCTCGTATTTGCAAATGTAGAAGTTGGTGTTACATCTATAGTCTGTAAAGTAGATAAATCTTGTAAAGGAAAGTCTCTGCCTTTAATAGTAAAAGTAACACTATCACTTGTTGATTGTTGATCTCTAAATTCTATGTCAGGTATTAACTTAGATATAAATGTATATCTTTCTCCATCTGGAGCTAAATCAAAGTCACTTGATTCTATAAAAGCTGAGAAAGCATCTGTGCCATCTCCATGTCCTATTTCATGGCTATATACATAATTTAAATTAGATGTACTGCTATTTTTACTTGCTGCTAATGGATTTTCATATATAGAAGCTTCATTCCATGCAGTTCTTACAAAGTTATCTGATGTTGTTCCTATAGACCATGTATTTTCTAGATAATTAAATAATACATACTTATCTATTTCTGTATTTGTGCCTGAAGGATAAAACCACATAACTTCATTGACACTTGAATTTGAAGCTGCAAATACTTTATAAGCTTGATCTTGGTTTAAATCAGATAATACATAATCTAATACAGTACATGGCAACCTTTGTGATGTACCTGAGTAAACATGAAAACCATCACGATCCATAAAATATACTCTGCCATTAGCATTAGTTGCAGCATTAGGAGATATTAAACTTGGACCTTCAGCAACTTCTGTAAAGCTAAATATAAAAGGTTCTCCTACAAAACGCATAGATATAATACCTGCATCTGTCCATATAAGTATTTCTTGTCTAGTTCTTAAAGCTCCTACTATCGTAGAACCTTGAGATAATTGCACACCACCTGCTTGATTAGTTGCAGTAGGTGTCCAATCAACTGCACTTTCTCTATCAGAAAATCTTACTAATAAAGGATCAATTTCAGAACTTCCTATAGGATTAGAACCAAAAGCTATAACGTGCTTATCTACATCTGATGTCATAACTTGCAAACAAGCTGTTGGCACATCACTAGCACCTGATTCTGAAGATAAAGCTACAGCTCTAGTAGTTAAATCATCTGATTTATCCCAAAAATATATAGCTCCAGCTCTAGGAGCAGCTATAGTATCATCTCCAAAATTATCTATAGACCATAATCTTAATTGATTTGTAAGAGATAAATCTCCAGAAGAACCCCAGCCGCCAGCACCCCAAGTATTTAATCCCCAACCAGTTCCTCTAACATAAACATCTAGTCCTGAATTAATTTGATAAACTCCAACAACAGAACTACCTCCATTACCACTATCACTACTATTAGCAGTTACTGTATCGCCAGAAGTATCTTTTGCTGTAATTGTGTATGTATTAGTACCTGTAACTGTATCTATTTGATATTCTTGATTTAGTACAGTTGCAGTTATATTCCCACCTAAAGATGATGCACCACTAAAAGTAACAAAATCTCCATTAACTGCACCATGACTAGCATCAGTTATTGTTATAGTTGAGCTACCATTAGATGCAGAAAAAGTAACATCTCCAGCAGAAGTAGTTGATCTAATAGGAGTTATATCATAATAAACATCACCAGATAAATTATAAAGTTTTTGATGTGTGCCTAATATTACAAAACTATCGCCATTTGTAGCTTTATAAGGATAAAGCTTTCTGCAAGTTCCTATAAATGAATCATTAGTAAATTTAGACCAACCGCCTATTCTTTCAGGTTTACCTTTACGAAATCTTACTTTATCAGCATCAAACCACCCACCCTCATTAGAGTAGTTAGTTCCTTCTTTGTTTATACCTGGTTTGAAAACATACTTAGCTAAAGGCATATTAGACCTCAATCCATTCTTTACCTTCAAAAAGAAGTGCTTCTGCTTCTCTTCGTCTAATTAATCCTTGCAATGTTTTTCCTCCAGCTTTGTTCCATCTTTTAATTTGTGATGGTGTTGTATGATAATCACCTGCGTTAAGTAATTTTAATAATGTTGAATTGCCAAGATTAGTTGGTCCAAGGTTATAAACCCAACAAACTAAAGCATCAAACTGACATTGATTTAAAGGTACTGTAACCATGTCATTTATGTAGCCTTCATATTCAGGCATTTCTTCTTGTAATAAATGTTCAGCTTCATCTTGGTTTATTTTGTCACCTTCTTTTACTTCTTTAGTATGTCCGTATCCTATAGTCCAAACACCTACAGAATCTTGATAAGCTTCTAGTTCACAACCTTCAAACTTTTTAATTAAAGCTATCCCCTCTTGTGATATGTTCATATTACTCCCCAGTTTCAGGTTTATTTGTAGTAACTTTTTTATAATAGACCACAACCTGTTTAAGTTCATTTATATATCTCTTTAATTCCTGCATATTGTAAGACATGAGTTCATAATCAGGTACAGACATAGCAAAGAAAACTATTTGCCCATGTTCTTTTTCAACTCTAGCTAAAAACTCATCTATGTTTTTATCTGAAACTACATACCAATATGGCTCTTTTAAATCTATTTCTCTAGGCATAACAGGCTGTGCTATTTGCCTTTCTAAAGCTTTAGTAGTTATTTGTACGTTTTGTTTACTTGGAAACAGACTGCAACTGGAGACCATCATCAAGATCATCAATGTTGCGACTGTCTTCTTCAATGCTATCAAATACATTTTTAGTTCCTTTATTAACCCTAGGCTCTAGTAAAGATGGTTTAGCTGCTGCTAGTTTAGTTAAATCATGTCTTTTAAATACATCTAAATATCTAGACATTTCAGCTTCTATAGCTTGATTTTTACTTTGTATCTCTAATAAACCTTCTGTTTGCAATTTGAAATCATTTTGCAAAGACTCTATAGCAGCTTGTTGTTCTTGATCCCTTAACTCAAAAGCTTGATTTAATGCAGATAATCTTGCATTTTCATTCCAGAGAAAATAACCAATTATTAATAATACTGCAATTATACCTATTAAAACTTTACTCATATTTTATGCCCATGTATAAACCTGTAATGGTTTAGCTTTACCTTTTACTTCTATAGGTTCTAATAATTGTAGCTTAAAATCGCTATATTTGGCAGTTTCTTCACCTATCAAGACTCCTACTCCAGCAACCTTTGTACTTGATTCTAGTCTAGCTGCTACATTACAAGGGTCTCCTATAAGACTAAATGCAAATCTATCTGTTGCTCCAAAGTTACCAGCTATACAAACTCCAGAATTTACACCTATACCAATAGCAACTTCAGGTATATCTTCTTCTGCAAATTTAATATTTAACTGGTCAATATTTTTTTCTATTTCTTTTGCTGCTTGCAAAGCAAGATTGTGATGATCATCTTGTGGAATAATTGTATTCCAATGAAACATACCAGCATCTCCAATAAACTTATCGGTACAACCAAAATATTTATTAGCTGCTTGTACTTGTACATCTAATACAGAATTCATTATGTACGTTACCATTTCAGGTTCTACTGACTCTGATAGGCTAGTAAAACCTCTAAGGTCTGTAAATATAATAGAACAGTCAACTCTTTTGCCATTAACCTGACAAAGTTCTGGATTATCTTGTAACTTCTTAACCATTCTTGGATCAAGATATTTACCAAACTGCCCTTTAATTTGTTGTCTTAATTTATATTGTTCTCTAAATCTTAAATAAAATGCAGTAGATGCAGTTATAAACTGTGATATTAATGACCAAGTTACATCAATTAATAAACCTTGTTGTATTAAATAATAACCAACACCTGCTGTTGAAAAAAATAATAGACTGGTAAATAGTATTCCTAACGATATTCCAAAAATATTTATTAGAACCCAAGATAGCAATATCAATGATATTAATAATACTGCTTCTACTGCTATTGCATAATCAGGTATATGAGGGCTATCTTGTATTAATATAGATTCTGCAAGTGCAGCTTGTATCTTATGAGGTTCTAATAAGCCTGCGGGTGTAGCAATTTGAGGCATAATACCTTTTGCTGTAAATCCTACAAAAACAAATTTATTTTCTACATCCATTTCAGCAAGATTAGTTTGTGGTGTATCAACCCAACTTATCCACTTTCTACCTAGACTATCAACTTTAACAGGGGGTAAACCTTTTACTCTTATTTCTTCTATGCCATTAATATTAGTTTTAATTACATATGTATCTGCACCAGCCAATATTTTCAAAACTTCTGTACCATAAGAAGCAACCCAGCCATCGTTAGTTCTCATCAATAGTGGCAGTCTTCTTACTAAATTATCTACATCAGTTCTTGCTACTGCCAGACCTTGATTGGCACTTTGTTTTAATAAATCAATGTTTTGTATTACTCCTTGAGCTTGTAAACCGCCTATATCATCACCCAATATTACTGTGCCTGTAGTAGGAGGATATTCACCATTACCTTCAAACATTGCTAATACACTTGGAGAAAATTTTAAAGCTTGTGCAAATTCAAAGTCACCACCAAATCTATCAGGCTGTGGAAAAACTATAACCCATCCAACACCTATTGCACCTTTGCGTAAAAGATTAATTTGTATTTGAGCTAAAGTCTGCCTTGATAATGGATAGCCACCTTCATTAGCTATGTCATCTTCTGTAATATTTAATATAGTAAAATAATCTGAAGCCTTTTGTTCTGGTACTAGTGCATCAAAAGTTTTAAGTTTTAACATTTGTAATATATTTACTTGTGTAATAAATGGTATAAATAGGACTATAACTAAAACTAATAATACTTTTTTCATTAATCACTCTGAGTTATGGTTATTACAGAATCGCTTCCTCCATTAACTTTTACTATATTTGAAACACCATCTTGTATAAATATAACTGTATAAGAATTACTAGCATCTAAATCTACTCTTACTGACTCATTTACAGCCCTTCTTAAACTAACAAGATTGCCTGTAATTAAAGCAGTTATTTGTGTATCAGGGTCTTTACCAAGCAAAGTTCCTACTATTTGTGTACTTGTTGCTTGTGCTAGTTGATCTTCTTCTTTATCAATTGCCAAAGCATCTAAAACATTTAATAAATCTTCAAGAAAATTAACATCTAAATAATTTATATCTAGTTCTGTAAACTCTAAATCATCTTCAGCTAAATAATCTTCTGCTAAATAATCTATATCTAAATCATTAAAATCTAATATGTTTTCGGTTTTTGTTACTATTTGTTCTTCTATTACTGCTTCTTCTTTAGGTGGAGTAACAATTAACATATTATCTATGGCATCTAAAGTTAAATCTAATATAACTGGTTTACTGGGTGCAGATTCAAATACGCTTACTGTAGTCGCTTCATAGGGCTTATTTAGTATTACAGTACCCATAGCAGTCACAACTTCTATTTCGCCACTAGAAAGCCCAAATGGGTCTGGAAGCAGTATTATTAAACTACGACCTAATTCATCTACTGTTGCTGTAAAATCTGTGCCTCTTATAGCTATATCAGCAGTAGGTGTTTTAAGGCTTATATTTTGTTTATCTATGCGATTAAGATTGCCTGTTATAAAACGTGCTGTACCCAATCCAAATGTAAGAGCCATTTTTGCTTTGCTTGGATCAGGATCATAAATATATTCATCAATAATTAATTGTGAATGTTCTGTAAGTTTAACCTGACTATCATCTAAAAAAGTAATAGCCATTCTGCCATTTGTAGTTATAGCTTCATCATTACTTTGTATAGCAAAGTCTAAATCAGCTATATAAGGTTTATCTCTTACAATTTGAGCAGAGCCATTTAATTCTGATATATCTCCAATATTAACAGCTTGTGCTTGTGCCTTGGTCGTTTTGAATGACACAAACAGTAGAAGAAGCATTACCGCCAACGGATATAATTTTAAGCCAATCATTATCTTGTGTACTCAGTTGTTGTATATTAAAAGTTCTTTGTCCACCAGTATGATCTAAATAAAAATATCCACCAGCACTAGCATTTACACCAGTACCTGTGTAAGAAACAGTATTATCAGAACCATCTATATCCATATAATTAGTTGCTCCATCAATATTTATATTAGATGTAACTGTATTATTTGAACCTTGAATAATCCAATCTAAATTTAAAGATGCTGCTATTGCAGTAGTTCCTTGATTTAGAGTAAAAGTATTACTACTTCCTGTAACTGCAATATTTTGATCAGAACCATCTGTACTATATGTATTAGTTGGGTCTACTTGAATGGTAAAAGTATTTGTACCGCCAGTAAAATTATACAGTCCTGTAAAATTATCTGCATTTATATCACCTAAAAATTTATTGGTAGCACCAATCATATTAATATCTAAAGTCATAGAAGTACCATCTAAATCAAAAGCAGTTAAACTTCCTGCTGTTGAGTTGAGACCACCAATAATATTAGATATACCTAATTGTTCTAGGTCTATGTTTGCACCAGTTCCTGACTGATCAACATATATTTCATTATCAGCCCCGTATGTTACTGAGGCACTCAGCATCACAATCAGGCTCATTAATTTCAATTTCTTCATGTTTCCAAAAACTCCTGTCGTATCCGACATTTATTAATTCTAGTACAGCACTTTCAATAGCTTTCATTAGGGCTATGGTAGAAGACTCATTTCTAGAATTACCTAATTCTATTTCTACAAGTTCCGTTCCCATCTCTATAAAACGAAATACATCTTCAGATTTGCCATAACTAAAAATAGTTTTTTCAGTCATAACTTCTATAAGTATTTCACCTGTTGCTACTGAAACCATGCGTAAAGACACTGTAACGCTATCTTCTCTATATTGAATACTAGAGCCAATACCTAAGTATCTAGCTCCTGTACCGCCTGTAGATAAGTTGCTTTCATATGCTATAACAGCACCTTCTACTAAAACTCCTGCAAACAATAAAGGTCTTAATGTTTTTTTTTCTTCTTCTTTTTCAAACTGCTCTCTAGCAGACCTAATCAATTGTCTTTCTTTTGTAAGGTTGTCTAAACCCACTCTTTCAACAACTACAAAAAATTCTCCATTACTAGCGTGTTTCAAGGCTCTAATTAATAAAGCACTTGGTTGTTGTGTCAAAGCTGTACTAAATAACGCAAATTCACTATTACTTTTTCTTTGTCCTGTTTGATCTGTAAATGCACTTGGATATACAGCTACTACAGGTTTTACTATAGGTTTTGTAACATTTGCAAGTTCTTTTGATTGTAACTCAGATATGGTTACAACATTAGTTGCTTCAAACCTTTGTTTATAAGTATCTTCAAACTGTTGAAATATAGAACAACTAGAAAGTAAAAGTACCGATAGGTATGGTAATTTCCGTAACTGTTCCATCTGCTTCCGTTATTTTTAAAGTTAATGTGACACCATCACTTGTATATTCTATTAAATTACCTTCTAAAGTAATTGTTCCTTCACTTTGCGGTGTTTCGCCAAATAAATTATTTACCAATTGTCTAGATAATTCAGCATAAACTCTAGACTCTAAATTTCTCATAAATCTAGCCAAAGTAGAATTTTCTTTTTCTCTTTCTATTTCTTCTTGTAAAGCTTTAATTTCTTCTTTTATTGTAAGCTTTCTACTATGTTCTTGATTTTCTATAGTTAAATAGTGACTGGATGTAGCTTCACCATTAAAACTAGGAGACTTAAATTTATGAACTATTTGATCTGCTGATACAGATAAAGTAACAACTAACAATATTAATATAATACCTAATATTGCTACTATTTTATCCCAATCAGTCATTAGTCTTTTCTTTGATCATCACGATCTGCTTTAGCTATTTTGCTACTATCAATTAGTTGAGGTACACCTAATATTGTTTTTATAAGAGTATCTTGTCTAATTATTTCATTATCTAATGATCTAACTCTATCTATAAGAGCAACTAAAATACCATGCTGTGAATCTAATTTAGTACCAAGCCGTTCTTCCATTTGTGATATTTGATCAGCAACTTTATCATCTAATACATCTAGTTTAGATTCCATGCCGTCAATAATACGATTGATAAGTTTCCATATAAAAAAACCTAAACCTAATGCAGCAGCTATTGGAAAACCTACTTCATTTATAAATGTAACTGCTTGTTCCATTATTTAATAGGTTGAAACTTACCAAGTTCTA